TAACAATGACCATCAACACACAAATCCAACTCGACAACATTCTTCGCATACGGGAGCAATGGCTTGCTACTGCCAATGGCGAAATCGCAGAACTCCAGCGTATGGCTGGTGCTGTCGTGTTCTCGGAAGCGCAGAGCGAAATCATGTCGGTGTACTACGACAACATCGACATCACCGTCGACTACAACAAGGAACTGAAGCACATCGCCGACGCAATCAAGACGAACTTCATCAAGCGTAAGAACCTTGAGATGGAAATCAACGAAATCAAGCGTTTGATTGCCAAAGAGAAGCAGTCGTAATCGTCGTCGTCTCGTAACTCATACTTGCGTATGAGTTGTAATACGGTGAGATGGCACGGGTTGTTCCCTCCGACTCGTGCCATCAACTCCGTGGTACAACGCTACGGAAAGACAAGGAGAAACAAATGCTAAACGCAATCATCATCAGCAACTATTGGGGAGTGGCGTTCTTCGCCATTCTCTTCATCCTCACGGCGTTCGTGATGGGCTTCATCTACGGCTACGAGACTCGTATCCGTGATGTCGCCCGTGACGAGTTGGCTCGTTCGATGCGTAATCACCCGACATACAACGGAGACTGGCAATGAACTCGATTCGCAAAGAGAGAGAACGGGCTATTCAGGAACTCATATCAAAGTATGAGTGGAGTCGTGCTTTCGCCATCGAATATCTGATGGAAATGCGCTATCACGGACCGTTCGGAATGACGCACGAGCAAGCAGTCGAAGAGGTGTCGGAGAAGTTTCGTCTGGCACAGCAAGAAGCGTTCGCAAACGCAGACAAGGGGAACAACCTATGAGCAAGAAAGTCAAGGTCACACGAACAATCGTCTACGACTACGACGAGATTGTCCAGAGCATCAGAGATGTTCGTGGCAAGCCCGACGCAGTCATCTCAGAAGATGAGGTCATGGATTTGATTGACGCATGGGTGTACGAAGATTTCCAGTCACCCGTGACTCTCAATCTTCTCAACATGGAGTTCGTCGATGTCGCAACAGAGTTCATCAAGCATGACCCTGAAAGTTGTGGGTCTTGCGAAACCCTTGTGCGACATGGGTTTCCCGACAACGAGCAGGTCTACTGATTGGCGTTGAGTGCGCACAATCCGACTGAACATCGGCTTGTGCTCACAACTATGCTCATCAGAGAGCAGAAACTCATACGGCAATATGAGTTACAAACAAACAAACAGAAAGGGCATTTATGCCATCAACAGATAACAACAACACCAACTACGACGAGCCAGATGAGGTGGAGACATTTCATTGCTCTGAGTGCCAATGGGCAACCGAAGACGAGACCGACTTGGTCTACTCTTCGTGGTTCGATGCCCACGTGTGCGAAGAGTGCTACGCCGATGGTTGCGACCGTGAAGCAGACCAAGAGGGCGACGAGAGTGATGGTCTCATCAACTCGTACTCGTATCGTCCTCGTGCCAACTTCATGAACTCAGATGGTCACACTTCGATGTACGCATCGATGGATGATTCCACTCTGCGTCCACAGTTGTACCTCGGCTACGAGTTGGAGGTCGAGTACGAAGGTCATCGTCAGCACGAGATGCTCGACGGTGCTCGCATGCTCATGCGCAAGTACGAGACACCGACGCCCATCTACCTGAAGCACGACGGGTCGCTGAATGACGGGTTCGAGATTGTGTCCATGCCAGGCACTCTCGATTACTTCCGTCAGCACTTCGACTGGTCGGGCATCAAGGAGTTGTCCAAGATGGGTTACAAGTCGTGGAACAACTCGCATTGTGGTCTCCACATCCACATGTCCCGTAACGCATTCACGAGTGACCGACACATGTTCTTGTTCATCAAGTTCATCTTCGCCAACCGTGAGGGTCTCGTCCAGTTCGCTGGTCGTGAGTCGTCGTACGCCAAGTTCGGTATTGAGAACTTTCTCAATGCGTACTGGGACTACGACCGTCAGCAACAGGTGCGCCATCGCAAGTTGATGGACTTCGTCAAGGGCTATGAGTCCAACAGCGACCGTTACATGGCTGTGAATGTCCAGAACGCCAACACAATCGAGTTGCGTTTCTTCCGACCGTCACTCAAGCCATCGACTGTCGTCGCTGCCTTGGAGTTCTGCGATGCTTCGTTCCGTTATGCGAACGAGATTTCGTTGCCTGATGTGTTGCGCAACAACGCACTCGGCTGGAACTCGTTCCGTTCATGGGTCGACCACATCGACAAGTACCCGACTCTGCGTGAGCGCCTCAACGAGCGTTGTGGCTTCCTCTCCGACGACGAGTGACTCATACTCATACTGTCGTATGAGTTTCCCAATCCAAACAAACACAAACACAACAACAAGAAAGGGGACACATCATGTGTCTACTCACATTCATTCCTGACTACGTTTCGCCCGACCTCGAGCGTTTCGCAGTCGCTGCCCGTAATAACCCAGATGGCTTCGGCTTCTCGATTCTTGAGAGGGACAAGTTCCTGACGGGTCATGGCATGGACTTCAGCGAGGTTGCCAACAAGTTCATCGACTTGCGCACCAAGCATTTCGGTCCTGCCATCTTCCACTTCCGTTGGGCAACCCACGGTTCGGAGACAGTCGAGAACTGTCATCCGTTCTATCTTGGGCAAGACCCCAAGTCGATGATGGGTCACAACGGCATCCTGCCAGTCAAGATTGAGAAAGGTGACGACCGTTCCGACACTCGTGTGTTCGCACAGGACATCATGCCTGCTGTCGGTGGTATCACAGCCCTCGATGACGACGATTACTTCAAGCGTCTGTCGGCTTGGGCTACTGGTTCCAAGTTGGTGTTCCTCACCAACAACGAAGACACCAAGCATGACTGGTACATCATCAATGAGAAAGACGGTCATTGGGACAAGGACATGTGGTGGTCGAACCACTCGTACGAAGAGCGCACCTACTCGTACTCGTCGTACGGTTACGGTTACGGCTCGTACGGTGGTGGCTGGCACATGGACTCAGGTAGATGGGATGATGACGACAGCGTCCATGTCTCATCGCAGGGTCTACTCATCCACGAGGTTGACGAGGACGAGGAGTTGTATCTCGAAGACCTCGGTGAGCGTTACGAACAATGCTTGGATAATGCCAAGGTGTTCACCACGCCCATCGGTGATGGAATCGACTTCGTCGAGTGCTACACATGTGCCCACACGTTCTACTCAGAGAAGAATGTCTGGGAGACGCATTGTCCAAAGTGTGAGTCGTGCCTCTACTGTGGCATGCTCAAGGCAGACCAATGCGATTGTTGGAATGCCGTGTACGAGATGGACATGTACATGAACACCATCGGGACAAGCGAGAACTGCCGATGAGCGACAAAGAAATATCGTTCATCGTTTTGAATGAACTGACCCAGAACCCATCCAACAACAGAGCGATGTCACCACTCATGGCGAGTCGCATCACAAGCAGGATAAACACACAAACAAAGGAGACAACAATGACAGAAGAAGAAATCAAGACAGTCGCAAGACTGGTCACGGAGAACATCATCCAAGACCCAATCTTCGTGGGCAATCTCATGTTCGACCTGACAAGTCGAATCGACTACATGCACATCATCAGGGAGTTGTCAGACAGGTTGGCAACGAAAGACCTCGTCGAACAACTCATGGACATCGAAGAGGTGAGTGGACGCAAGTTCGCCAATCGAATCATCGACTCAGACAGGTTCAGGTCTGTGTTGTCGTTCGCATGCGCAGAACAAGCGAACAACGTCATCCGTGGCAATGAGATGCAAGACAAGATTGACTACACAATCGACTGTCGTGCGACGAACATGTCGAATGAGATTGTCGACCGTGTACTGAAACTCATCAGCATGCGAATCAAGGAGGCAAGCGATGTCTGACAACATCAACACAGAGAACACAGAGAAGTACAACTATTGGCTGAACGCTATACTCAGAGCGTTCAATCAGAACGGTCCTCTCGTAAGGGAGACCACTTTCGATGCCCTGATACCAGAGCATCTCAAGCAAGAAACAGACAAAGGAGAACAGCAATGAGAGAAGCATGGATTGTCGATTACCTGCCAGTCGAGGACAAGCATTGGCTGGTGCTCGGCGTAGCAGATGACTTGGAATCAGGTCGTCGGATGGTTGAGGAACACGCCAGTCGTCGAACTGGAGGCTTCATAGCCGACACCGAGTTGGAATGGCTGGACGAGAACAAAGGTCAGTTACTCAAGATGACAAGCGACAACGACTTCGGTGTCCTCTGCTCATATTCCATCCGTCCATTCAAGGTGTTCAGTAGTCGAGGTCCCAAGTGACACAACTCGATTCGATTGACACATCTTGGTATGAGCATGCTTTGTGCAAGGGCTACCCAACCGAGTGGTGGTTCCCTACGCATGGCATGACTCGGCTACAGCAAGTCAACACAAAGAAAGCAAAAGCAATCTGCTTTGTATGCCCCGTGAAAGGCGAGTGCTTCAAAGTAGGAACAACGTCTCACTCATCTGGTATCTGGGGTGGGAAGACTTTGTACAACGGAAGAGACAACCAACGAAGGAGCAAGAAACAGAAATGAATACCAAAGACACACTCAAGGTCATCGACAACGAAATCCACAACGGGTTCCGTCTCACGATGAAAGACCCATACGAACTCGAGGAAGCCATCGTGTATGGCATCGAAGTGTTCGACGGTGAACGACCGATGGTCGTCCCCCTCGCATCACATCACGATGTGTACACCCTGCTCGACTCCAATCAGTTGGCTCGTGACGCATCTGCGTACAGCAAGTTCTGTCTCGTCACAACGGGATGGGCTGCACCAGCAGATGAGTTGATGGGAGAAGTACCACCAAGCCAGCATCCAGAGTCCCGTCGTGTGCGTGTTCTCATGCTCGCCGACGGTGACGTTCTCGTTTCCTCGTACCGATTCGGTGACAGCGATGAGGTAATCTACAACGAGGAATCAAGTAACGGACGAGGCTCTCTACAAGATGCCATTGAGGCTCTCATCGAGTCCGTCAAGATACACAGAAACGCAAAAGCACGAAAGGGCTACAATGACTAACCGTAAGCAAGAACCCACACTCGAAATTTCCATGACCATGACTGAACTCATGGCTGTGGTCAAGTCGTTATCCATCGGCGTAGACCAACTGGCTAAGAAAATCCAGCGTCTCGGTGATGGCAAACGAGCAGACTCAACTCACGAAGAGTTGACTGTTCTTCTATCTGCCAAGCAGGAGATGGAAGATGTCCTATCCGCCGCACTAGGAGGTAATCCTTGGGAATGAAACTGCTAGCAATCATTGTGGCGTTGGGGGGCTTCACAGCCCCCCTTGTCACATCTGAGCACATACCACTCAAACAGGCTGAGGCACGGGGAGATAACCCGTACCAGCCGATGCCGGGGGCTAGATGCCCTCAGCATTGGCAGACAGCCGTGAACGTGGGCTGGACTCAGGCGCAACTATCCACACTCGACTATCTGATGTGGCGTGAGAGCCGTTGTAAGGCGGGTCTACGCAACGCTGACGACCCGAACGGTGGCTCGTTCGGAATCGTTCAGGTCAACGGGTTCTGGGTCAAATGGTTGCGTGAACGAGGCGTACTGAAAGAGGCTTCCGACTTGTACAAGCCAGAGGTCAACCTGCTGTCCGCCCTGTTCATTTACAACTACGCAGATAATCGTTACCAAAACGGATGGGGTCCTTGGAATCTTTGATTCCATCCACGTCCCCCTCTCCCCCTCTGTTATCGTGGGGGGGGAAAGGGGGGGGCTACCCTTACGCACCGTCGCCCGAAAGGGCGACTGGTGCTCACGAAACGACAGAAAAGAGAGAACATGAGAATCGTCCAAGAAGCAACCAGCACCCGTGTCTATGTCCGCCAGTCATGGCTGAACGATGCGTTGATGTGTTTGGAGCGAGCACGACTGAGTGAACTTCACCCCGAGATGCGTCGTGAGAACGACAGCGCCCTCATGGGTACGGCAGTCCACTCAGCGATTGAGAAAGTCATCAACAACCAACTCGATGCCCGAGACATCGGTGCTTCGGCTGTCGCATCATTCGACCAGTTGATTGTCGATTTGGAACTTCAGGGAAAGGAAGTCAATGTCACGAACACAGACCCGTCCAAGTGGGCAACGCACATCGCTTCGATGGCAGAAGCGTGGGCACGGGACATCTACCCGTATGTCCCTCAGGGTGGTCAGACGGAACACAAGTTCGAAGCGTTCGTCACTCGTGTAGCGAACGCCCGTTTCGAATACGAACTGTGGTTTGAGGGCACGATGGACTACATCCACCCCGATGGCATTTGGGACTGGAAGACTGCGGCTCGCAAGTACAGCGAGTACGAGAAGCAGTCACAGAACATTCAGTCAGCCGTGTACGCAACAGCGGCAACTCATCTAGGTTTGTGCGATTACACAGTCAACTTCAACTTCGGTGTGATGATTCGCAATGCGTCATCGACTGGTCAGGTTGTGAATGTGACTCGCACTCAACAGCACGAGAAGTGGATTGTCGAACAGACAACCTCACTCGTCAACGCCGTTATGGCGTTGCAAGGTCTACCGCAAGAGCGGTGGATAATGAATGACCAGCATCACCTGTGCTCTGAGCGTTGGTGTCCAGTCTGGTCGAAATGCAAGGGCTACTATGTTGGTGGCCAACAACTACACGCCGAGGAGGCATAACAATGGCAATGGATAAAGACAAGGCAATCATCACTCAGGTCGCTGCAAAGATTGCGGCAGACTTGGTGGACAAGGCTGGTGGACCATCGGAGAAGTTGGGCGAGTTCGCTCTTCTGTTCCCGTCCATCAATGACATCCTCATGGACACCATCTATCAGATGACTGTCACCGAGGCGCAGACTCAGAACGCCAACGTCGTCAAGATGTTGACTGATGAGTTCGGAGCAACCGAAGTGAGCGCACCATTCACGGGTGTCACCATCGTTGGCAAGCAACACGGTGAAATCCCTGAGTGGCTCATCAAGGCTTGCAAGCGTGATGGCATCAGCAAGGTCTACGACAACCGTGACGGTTTGACCACCAACCCGAAGCGACCGCACTTCAAGGCTGTCGAGGGTGAGAAGGCTTACTGGCCACCACGGAGTCGTGCATGAGACTCTCCGCAGAACAAATCTCTGCGGGATGGGACACGGTGGGGCGGACACAATCCGCCCCACCTTCCGATTACAGGATGTATTCCCCTCTGTCGGATGCGGCGGACTCGTTCGTTCGATGGGCGCAGTCACCACACGAGAGGGTGCATCTTGGTATCGACCGCATTGACAAAGAGATGCGTGGCATCGCACCCGGCGAAATGGCAATGATGTTGGGCTTCGCCCACGGTGGTAAGACACTCTTACTGCTTCACGCATTGCGTCACAATCGGGACAAGCACATCGCCATGTTCATCCCTGACGAACCGAGGCAGTTGGTTCTTACCAAACTGACCTGTATCCAACACAACATCGATGCCAGAGAACTGGAAGCACGAGTAGCAAGCGATGACCAAGAAGCCATCGACCTACTGCGCAGGACTGCGGAAGAAGATTTCCCCAACCTTGCCGTGTTTGACCAGCCACTCACTTCATCCGACATGGAGCGTGCCTACGGCGAGGTATGTGATGTGTGGGGTCAAGTGCCCGACCTCGTAGTCGTTGACTACTTGGACTTGGTTGAGGCAGGAGAGACCGTCCCCGACAAGGCAACATTCCTCAAAGGGTTCGGTCGTCGTCACGACATTCCACTTCTCGTTCTACACCAAACGTCACGCACCGCAGGTGCGGACGGAGCCAAGTTGACGATGTCGTCTGGCTCTTACGGTGGAGAACAGCAAGCCACATCCATCATCGGTGTGCGACGCAAGAAGTATCAGATTGCCGCTGAGATAAACGAACTCATCGAGAAACTTGACCGCTCGCACTCTGAGCGTGCACAAGACCGTCTCGACTATCTTCGTTCAGAGGCACGCATCCACGAGTTCACCGTCACGGTCAGCCTGTTGAAGAACAAGCGACCAGCAGGACAACTCGTCGATGACATCGACTTCGAACTCGACACAGCGACTGGTCGCCTTACTGACCTTGCTGGCGCTCTGCCAGACCAGTACCACCAGTTGGGGATGGCGTATGAATGACCCCATCGAAACTTTCTACGACCTGTTCCGTGGACGCACAGAAGCGTACGGCACATGGGAGGGTGGCTGTCAGCGTTCACCAGCCAACATCGAAGCATTCAAGCGCCACCTGTACGGTGAAGAACTTATCGGTATCTACCCCCTCACCGATGAGTCCACCGTCAGGTGGGGCTGTTCCGACATCGATGTAGACGACATCGACATGGCTTACAACCTGAGTGTCGCACTCAAGGTCAAAGGTGTCGCATCGTTCATCGAAAAGACGAGGCGTGGCTTCCATGTGTGGGTGTTCGCTGATGACTGGGTTCCAGCACCCGTGATGCGTCGAGCGTTCCTCGCCGCCCACGAAGCAGTTGGCATCCCAGCCAAAGAGGTCAACCCGAAGCAGGAAGAATGCACAGGGCTTGGCAACTATGTTCGACTCCCATACCCCGATGGCATGAACGGAATACCCGAAGCCCGTTACATGCTCGGTGACGACGAACAGCCCATCAGCCTGTCCGACTTCTTGGTCAAGGCTGTAGCCAACCGTGTAAGCATCCACATCCTGTCGCCTCTCGCACAGTTGCACCGTCCACGCAAGCATGAGGAAATCACCAACATCGTTCCAGTCGATGTCCAGTCCGCACTCGTACTTGCCGGTCCACGCATCACCAAGATTTGGCGCAACGGTCCAGCGTTCAACAAAGACAGGTCTGGTGTTCTCTGCTACATGACTCACCTCATGAAAGAGAAGAATGTGGAACCAAGTGCCGCTTGGAGCATTCTTCAGAATGCCGACAAGCGATGGGGCAAATACCATCTCCGTGAGAACGGTGAACAGTACCTAATGAAAATCTTTCAAGACATCTACGGAGAAATCAAATGACCCGCAAACTTCAATACCACCAGTTCTTCAAACTTCGACCCAAGTCCAAACTTCGACCACGGTTCAATCGCAAGACTGGTTCGGCATTCACCCCCAAAGAAACCATGAAGTACGAGAAAGAGTTTGCTGACCTCTACAAGGGTCCGCTCTTCGACAACGGTCTTCTGTCCGTCAAGTTGCGCTTCACCATCGATGGCACCGAGTTGCTCATCGAACGAGTCAAGCAGAACGACAAGGTCGAACAGCCAGTCAGCAAGTTGACCGGCGACATCGACAACTATGCCAAGGCTGTCCTCGATGCGCTCAATGGTGTGGCATATGCTGATGACAAGCAAATCGTTTGTCTCTACATAGAAAAGGCATGACATGGCTCGACAAGTTGATGAACTCCTACTCAAGGCACACGAACTGACCCACGGTCAGCGTCGTGACGAATACAGCCACCCATACGACGATTATGTTCGGGTTGTTGACATCTTCAAGGCAATCTCTGGTGTTGAACTTTCACCAGAACAAGGAACGCTGTTCATGTTGTCCGTGAAACTTTCACGAATCAACTTCAACAACACACATGGTCGACTGCACCTTGATAGTGTCGTTGATGCCGCAGGTTATCTGTGGTGCTACGCAAGCATCTGCGAGAAGATGGAGCACGACACGATATGAAACCTGCACGCAAGCCATTCAGCCAAAGGCTGTACGACTCCAACGACTCAGCAAAAGACATCCTGATTGGATGGCTGAAAGCGCAGGGATTCAAAGCAGAAGTCAACCCCGACAAGTACGGCATCGACATCCTGTCCAACTGGCACGGACCATCAA